CGGAGATTGAAGTAATCCCCTTCCCCAAACATCTAGAAGGTAAGTATCAAGAATATACATGTGCAGATACCTCATGGCATCAACATGATTATGCCTCTGTATCAGAATACATGGGAATATCGTAGTTGTAGTTTATAAAGGCAGTTAGTATATACTTGTCATGTGATATATTCACGTTAGATCCGTGTGGGAATATCCAGTTACATGGGAATAATAATATCTTACCCATCTCACATTTACATCCAATATTCCAATCAGGGAAGAATGTCTCTCCACCTTCTTCTACATCATTGAGATAGATGATACAACCAAATAATCTTGATATAGTTCCATTAACTTGATCTACATGTGTTTTAAATATGCCTTCACCTTTAGGATAACATCTGATAGTATAATCTAATATTGCAAGATCCGATGCTGGCAATACTGGTAGTTGTAATCTATAATTCAAATACGTTTTCTGAATTATATCAGTCATCAAGTTTGCATACTTATGTCCAGCTTCAAACATAAACTGAGTGCAATTCTTATAATTTTTATCCGCCAACTTACCTTGGTACTCTCCACCAACAAAATGTTGTACCTTACCATCATCGTGCTTGTCTTTACTATCCCAAAAATATTGTATTAACTCATCACACTGTTCCTGTGAGAGAACATTTCTCTCAACATATATCATATCTGTGATCCTTTCTATCATAATAGATCGCCAGGCATAATCCTATGTGAATCCGAATCAGAATGTTCTGTACTAAACTCAAATAGTTCAGTATCTTCTATTGCAAACATACGATGTTTCAGACCAATAGGCACATGAAACTTATCTCCTCTATTCAATATTGTTATCTCTGCCTTCTCTATATCCGTACCCCAACTATGATATAATTTTATCTTTCCACTCTGAATAAAAAATACTTCGTCTTTTAATTTATGATAGTGCCACGAACACTGTTTATCCTTTGCAATAAACAAGAGTTTACCACAATACTTCTCGCAGTTTGCAATCCATTTTTCATATCCCCATCCCTTCGGTACAAACTTTATAGGTTCCGCTGCACGAGCATTACGAGGTCTTCTACTTGGTCCTAAAGAAGTCATCAGAATTCACTCCCTTGTCATCAATAAAGTAATCAGCATGTGGTTTACCTAAGATTAGTGAATGATATTTGCATCCCCAATCTTTAAGTTGTTTTTCTGTAAGATCAAATAATAGAACAGATGCCTTTGTACTTGCATCTGGATCATCACCGAATCGACCCATACCCCTAGCGGTAAAGTAAGTGATATTATGACCTTCATCATACAACTTATTTATCGTAGCAATTCGATCCCACCATGGCATTGCCTTGTGGTAATCCCTACCTATAGTTGGACTACAGATAGTCCCATCAATATCTACACAGTATCTCATTTTTGAACTTCCAAATAATAAATGTCTTGGTATTGAGCACTTTCCATTCTGGCAGTGATTCTTAGTCCAGCTTCCTCAACCATTGGTTTGAATGTATCTACGTCAGATCCACCTGAGTGAAGTTGTAAACATATTCTACCATCATCACTCAATCTTGTCGATACTTCATTAAACATATTTCTATGAGCATCCCAATTTGGATCTAACAAAATATCTGACAGGTGCTCATTGAATAAAGGTGTACCACCCAACTTACTCAAAGCTTTGATTGCATCTTCTTTATTTTCAAAATGAGGAGGATTGCCTACAACTAAATCTATTTTATCATCTGGTAATACGGATAGATTATCTGAATGGTATATTTTTGTACGAGGAAAAACTCTACGATGATATACTGTCTTGGGATCTTTTATATCTAATCCATGTTTTATAAAAGAATTACTTGCAGTCTTCTCTGCTACTTTTATTGCTGGTTCAAATTTATCCAATAGAGTAAGACGATCACAGATATTACAAGCCATCATTCCGTAACCTATAAATCCAGGCCCACTGCACCATTCCATAAGATGATGAACTCTACCATATTGTTCGATAACTAAGTCTAAGTATTCTGGAAAGAAATAATCTCCACCACCATTTGTTTCTGGCGTATAAAAAATATCACAATCCTTTACTCTAAAAATATATTCTATCACTCTTCATCATCTTCCACTTCAGTCATCTCTAATTCATGAATCATATCGTGGAATACTTCATGTTCTCCAATACGATAGAGATGTTTCATCTCACCATCTTTATCTTCTTGTTCGCCTAAGTATGCAATGTCCTCACATGTATGTTCACGCAACCACGCCTGTAATCGTTGGTGCATCAGATCCGCTCTGCTGAATGCTAGTTTTTCCATTTCCCCCTCCGTATAATGTTTCTATATCATCCTGATTCAGATAGTAAGCGCCAGGATGTGTTACTGAAATTGCAGCAGCTCTATTTGCTAAATCAATAGACTTCTGCATGTTAGATGTTTTTAAAAACTCGTAAACTAAAGCTGCTAGAAATGTATCTCCAGCACCACAAACATCAAATACTTTGACTACCTGAGGCTGAAAGGTAAATCCACTCCACTTAACACCACGAGATCCAAGAGTGACAATAAGATGAGTGTCGTTAGGTAGATGGTCTTTGTCCAAGAGATCATATTCTTTCTTGTTTATTTTCCAGAATACATTATCCTTATGAAAAAGTCTACGCTTCTTAGTATCTACGAACACTGGTCTGTTAAAATTGTGACATAGATGCCATAGATCATCATCATTAATGTATCCTTTGTCATAATCTGAAATAACAATTGCATCAGGATTCATGTGCATCATTGCCATTTTCAATTCAGCATTTGCAATTCTACTCACTTGTGGAGTTTCATCCAAACGCATCAACTGATAACCACTATTCGTATCTACAAATCTTGTTTTAGTTATAGGTTCTCTTTGAGAAAGTAAAAGAGTATTGATCCCAAACGCCTTAAGATTCAACTCAGTATTACCAGCCATGCCTGGCCTTTCCTCGATCTTAGTTTGATCTAAAACAGGGACAGGTTGTTCTGGACTGAGCCTACTGCACTCACCAAAGATGTACTTATCAGTACACTTATCGCCTATAACAATTACATTAGCCACGAATCTTCTTTATGATATCAGTTGTTGAATAATTTAGACGAGGTAAGAACCTTACTTCTTTAGCAAGATGAGCTCCAACCACATCTCCACCCTTCCAATCATCACCTAACAATAGTATATCAGGTGAATACAATTCTATCAACCCCTCCAACTCTTTTCTGTCATTGAAATACAATACTTCATCAATATATTTTATCGCTTGTAACATCGAAACTCTGTGACAAAGATTATTGACGGGCTTAGACGCACCTTTATCTTGACGTATCTTTTCATCAGTATCTGTGGCTACTATGAGTTTGTCTCCTAGAGATTTACCAACCTTGAATAATTTTATGTGGCCTGGATGTAGGATATCGAAAGTTCCGTTGCACCATACTACTTTACTCATACGTTTAGTGTGTCTATATGTAAAAGATATTCAGAATGAGGAACAGAGTTATTCTGATTTTCTGGTAGAGTTTTGTTTACAAAGTTTTTAAATCTTGGCAAACAACTCACATCTTTTTTCCAATATTCTTTCGGATTAATTTTATCCGTCATCAATTGTAATAACCAAACTTGCCAATTAGTGCCATCAAAGAAAGAACCTACTTTACCAGTTTGAATAGTTTGTCTGTGTGGATTCTGAATTTCTTCTTCAAAGAAAATCTGTGAAGGAGTTTTTTTGTATTTAGATCTCACAAAATCCCAGAACTTACCTTTTCTCTGACAGTATGAATAGTGCATACTTACATAGTCAATAGCAGTTTCATAACTAGATTTCATTTTCTGATGATAGAAGGGTGCATCTATTCTACAGTTCCAACTACATCCATAAATGGATTCTTCAAGATACTCTACACCTCTTATCATAAGTGCTAAACCTGTGCTTTCTAATGGTTCAATGAATCCAGCACTTAATCCAATTGGAACTACATTACCTCTCCAGAATCTACTAGCATATTGTGGTTTCCAATCTAACAATCTCATATCATCTGGTTTTATTCTGCCTTCCCAGTGATCAGAGAATGCTTGTGCAACTTCATCTGGATCTACAACATCTTGATTGAAACAATATCCTGTACCAATCCTAGATCTAGTAGGAATTTTCCATATCCAACCATGTTCCTGTGCTGGGCAAGCAGTGTATGGGTGTTGTTCTCCATGATGTTTATAATCAACCCTAGCAGCAAGAGCTGCATTTATAAACAATCTATCACTACAATCAACATTCTTATTTCCTATCAACAGTTGTTTCCAGCCAGTACAATCTATGAATAGATCACCATATATTTTTTCTCCGTCATCTAACACTAAATGTTTGATACTAGAACAAGTTATATCATCTGCCTGTCCATCTCTGATAACATCTACTACATCGGATTGAATATATTCTTTCAAGTATGGTATGGTATTTTTTTGCAAGAAGTTAACTAGTTTACCACAATCAATTTGAAAAGCATATGAGTCATGTACATAATCTGTTTCTATTCTATTTTTCATAGAAGAAAGATACATTGGAGATATTTTTTTTATATCATACTCATCTTGATATGATTGCCATAGATCATATAAAGGTGCTTTGGAATCACCTACACTTGTAAATGAAAATGGATGCCATATTGTTTGATCTTCCTTACCCCAGCCTGGAAATAAAATACCAGATTTGAATGTTGCATCTATTTCTTTCATCCAATCTGTAGGTTTATATCCCATCATCTTCATGACATTTGGAAAACTTAAAAGAGTTGCCTCACCAACACCCACTCTCTCTGGTTCTGATTTATCAATTACAACTATGTCCATCATCTTTCCCCATCTACGGGCAAACCATGAAGCTGTAATCCAACCAGCGGTTCCTCCTCCAACAATAACTAATCTTTTAATTCTCTTCATCTCTTTGCAAAATTAAAATTGAGTAACATCCTTCTATCAGATTTAGGTGATGAACCAGCATGAAAATTTTGAGAAGGAAATATTATTAACCTTCCTTTCTTAGGCGATACAGAATCACTATGATTCCACCTCCAATCTAATGGGTTATCAACATCATCCGTCTTTTGATCGAACAAGTATGTGTCACCTGTGGCATCATTTACATAGTAAATAGCACTCCAAAATTCAGATCCCCTATCATCAGTATGTGGAATATAGTGTTTTGGTGGATTAATTATAGGAGTCTGTAGTATTGCTCTTATTCTAGTATTCATACAGTTTGGTAATTGTTCATCTATGATCTTACTAACCAAACCTAGAAGAGCAAAGTGCAACATTTGATCTCCTACATTTCCATTATCTAATACGCCAATTAAAAATTGTGGAGCTCCACGTTCACCATAATCCATGTGTGGTTGATATGACCACCTAGTATTATAATCAGAGAGCAAACTCTCTAATATATTTTGATACGTTGGCGATATAAAATCATCGTAAACTTCAAACTTCATATTAGATTACCAGATAAGACACATCTACCCTTGTGATTACTAGGAGGAACGCAATGTGGAAAATCATTATCCCATATCATACAAATGCCTTGATTCGGATACATTGTAGTTTGATCATCTGTTTCTGGATCTTCACTAAAAATTATTGATGAACTATTATCTGGAACTTGTATGTAGTAAACAAATGAATATCTAAAATCTCCTACATGAGAGTGCCATTTAATCCCACCACCATCTTGATACCAGACTCCCCATATATCTTTCAACTTAGTATCTGTTGTCTCTTCTATCCAATTCACAAATTTTTGTACAGCTCGTGAACTTTGAATCTGTTGTGCTATGTGACAATTCTCAGATCTTTCTTCATAACTCTCTGGTATAGGAGCTGTAGAATTAAGAATAGCAGTCATCATTTCACTATTATCTTCTTGATATGGATATGCGTATTCTTTTATTTCTCTCATCAGTTCTTTATTTCGATCATAAGACCGTACTCAGGCAGATAGAGGTATTCTATCAAACTATTTGCAAGAGTCCTTAGAGCGTCGTCTAGAGTCTCTACAAGAGGTTCTCCACCTAGGTTAAAGGATGTATTGAAGATAATAGGGCATCCTGTCTTATCATACCAAGCTTTAATTAAATTATAGTAGTGAGGGTTGACATCTTCCGTTACTGTTTGAATTCTACATGTATCATCAACGTGAATGATTGCTGGAATCTTTTCTTTGATTCCTTCCTGACATCTCACAGCATACATCATAAATGGTGTATCATCCATACCACGAAGATCAAACCACTCGTGTACATATTCTTTCAATATTGATCCAGCAAACGGTCTGAAATATTCACGACGTTTGATAGTATTGACATGATCTTTTCCTTTTGGATCTCTAGGATCATACATGATCGATCTATTACCCAATGCACGAGGACCTGATTCTGATTTACCTTGGAACATGGCAACAATATTCTTCTTAGAAATCAGATCAATTGCATCTTCATGTGTAGCCTCAAAGATTCTAGTTGCATCGTAATAATTTGCAAGATCTGTAATATACTCAGGATCATATTCGTGTTTAGGTCCATAATATAGATCTGTCATCGCTGGATGAACTTTCATATTCTTACTGGTTTTCTGATAATGCCAGTATGCAGCACCTATCGCTGTTCCAGCATCATTACTTACTGGTTCTACGAACAGATTGATTCCCTTCTCTTTTAGTTGAGGAAGATACCAATAGTTTGCAACACAGTTCAATCCATATCCTCCAGAGAGAACAACATTTTTTTCACCACTCATCTCAACTGCTTTGAATATAAGATCCAATACCATAGATTGTGATTCAGTTTGAATTGCATATGCCATATCTCTACGATTATCTAACTGAGTTACATCTTTAACACCGCTAGTATCCATAGGTTCTCTTATCTCTAAAAATCTACCTTTGTTTACAACTGCACCATTAGGATAGGTAGGCACAATTAGATCTCTATTAGTAGTAGCCCAATCACTTCTACCATCATAGTTTGTATAGATGTCTGGTATCTCACTATTCTCTTTTCCATATGGGAATAGTCCCATAGTTTTACCAGCTTCAATAGGAGCCCAACCACAATATTGTGTTACGGCCTCATATGCTTTTACTATACCAGCAGAGTCATCTAATATTAATTCATGTGTTCCCTCTTCCCCTTCTCTATCGGAAGTAAAGTTTTCAATTCTTACTGCTCCCCAAGGACCTCTACCTCCTTGATGTTTGTATAAAGTCTTGAACTTATCTGGATATTCACATTTGATTATTGTTTCTAGTTCCCATGTCATCTCCTGTTCTCTATCAATCTCCATAGGGATGAATGTTCCAGCACCATCTACAATGACAGAGACAGCACTCTTAAATCCTGATCTAAAGAAAGCACAAGAAGAGTGAAGTTTATGGTGAATATGACTGTAATCTATTACTTGAGGGTGATTGTAAATATCTGCTTTACGATCAATCAATCCTAGTTTTCTTGCAAGAGCAATGTAAATAGGTTCTCCTGTAAAATCATTAGACCCAGCTTGATCCAATGGTTGTGTATGTGCAACCACAAGATAATCAAGTCTATCAGTGTAATCCAATATCTTAATCATGGATGCCATAGGACCTCCATCATATTTTTTTCTGGATAATCTCTCTTCTTCAATAGAGAAAACTAATTGTCCATCCTTTAGTAGGCATACACCAGAGTTATGTCCTCTAGCGATTGCCGCAATCCATTGTGTCATATCAGTCAGATTTCTTTTCTATAGTAATTGCATTTTCTTTATCGGATTTCAATAAATTTTTTATTTCGGACTGAAAACCTTTTTTATTTTTTGGTTTCTTTGGTTTTGTATCCATAGTGAAACTAGGTGTAGGAGCACCTGTCATACTGGGTACATTTGATGTGGGAGACCAAGTAGCGTTACATAATCCTTGTCTAGGAATATCAGGCACACTTGATGTTGGTGATGCAATTCCTTGACCTAATGCTGGTTGTGATTGTGGTGAACAAGATTGTCCTTGTTGTTGTGGAGGAACATAAGTGCCAGTATATGCTTTTGATTTACCTAATCTTTTTTTACAAGATGCAATAACTTCATCAACTTGTTTCTTACTTAACTCCATCGCTTCATCATTAAAACGATCAACTCTCTCATCCATAGTGATTCGGATTGGTGCATATTCTCTACGACCATCCCCAACATCAATGATGTCAAAGTCCTTATGGCCAGGATAACTAATATTTTCTGGATATGTGGAACCAACTACAACAGTTGCAGTTCCATCAAATGCTCTTGCAATATGTTGACCCATACTATCACATCCTAAGAAATGATCTGCAATATCAATTACAGAAGCCCACACTCTCATATCACTTATCTGTGGTCTAGCAATAGGATATTTTTCCTCATTCTCCTCAACAGAAAAGTGATGTTCACTCATGATTATTACTGCATAATCTTTCTTGAGTTGATTGATTATATCAATAGCTCCTACAAGAGACATACTTCTTGAAGTTGGATCTGCAATAAACTCTCCCATCTGTTCAACAGATCTTCCAAATGGTTGAACAACTATAACTTTATCTTTCTTTGTTGTCGCTTTAATTTCTTCAACGATATTGTATCCAGCAATGATCTCTGTTTTATTGAGAGTAATTGTTGGCTTTGGTAATTCTCTAGGTTCATCTAAACCGTTGATTGCAATATCATATGCTTGTGCTAAACTACACTTCTGATTGTAATAGTGCCATATTCTGTATGGCTCTGGACTCTCGCAGTCTCTGTCTTTGATGTGTTCTTGAAAAAGATTTTTGTGCCAGTGGTCATAAACCTTACTATCTAATGTTGGGTGTCCCTTGAAGAAATCAGTTCCACCTTCACACACAATAATAAAGTCGTCATGGTTCTCTGCATATTTTTCAAATGCAGGGATTGAACTTATAACTCTACCCGCTCCACCATTAATAAAAAACGCCTTCGATCTCATAGTTTTCATAATTCCTATAGTATATAGTCACATAAAAAACACCTGTGCCAGTCTAGGATATTCCTTAAACATAGACCTGTTTAAGATGGCTCCGTGAGTGTGACGTGCTTCATATAACACCATTCTATTATATTTCATCTCACTTGTCCACTTTATATCTTTTTTGATGTTGTAACCACTACCATAGGGGTGATCTTCTATAAATTTGTAGAAGTCTGTTCCTCCATCACACTCTTCTGGTTTGTTCAAATAAACTAATGCAGCCCATTTGGTATTGATTTCATCTTTATGGTGAGTGTGGATAAAAATATCTTTATTGAATCTTTCATTTATATCTTCATGTGTCGTATGATTGACCATAAATTGCATATTATCCCACTTGTATTGGAACATATCCTCAGTGTATTCTAAATTTACCCACTGCTCATGTTGACAAAGTTTAGTAAACACTGGCTTGAGATTGTCAATCATATCTTGTCTATCTTCTACAACTCTAGATCCTATAAGGCCACCGCAAATTTCTTTATCTTTTATCAGTTCACAGGATAAAGCGTAGTCTCTTATCTCATCAGGATTTTTATAGAAGTCGTCAATTACAAATACTTTTCTCCAACAGTACCCAAGATCATTTGCTCTTGAATGATCATAAACTCTGTGTATTACAGGTTCTTCATTTAATACTTCAAACATAATTTTAGGTAATAAAAAAGATCCCCTAGAGGATCTTGAATTATTTTATATATAAAACTTTACATTGCGTTAGGTGGCATCCATGATTCTGCCTCTGAAGCATCTGCGTCTGGTTGAGCTGGTGGATCAGTGAAGTTAGGTTCAGCTGGGAACATCAAGTCAGCAAAGTTAGGGTGAACTCCAGCAGCTTGCATTTTGCTTGGAAGATCTCTTAACTGTTGACGATATGTTTT